TATTTCCTCATCTGTTAGGTCTGCTGGATGGGTGTAGAGTGGTTCTGCACCTTCTACAGGTGCTTGATAAATACTCCAATACCCATCTGTATCTTTGCTTCTCCACGCTACTGGTTCATTATTTACTTTGTTATTGGCGTCAGATTTACTTTGTTTTAGTGCCTCTATTTCAGCTTGTTGCTCTACTACTTTTGCATAAAGTTTGTCGTGATTAACAAGTAAAGAATAGTATTCAGCTTGTTGCTGGCGCACAAAGTCTGCATATTGCTGAAATGGTTTGCCTTTTCCATCGCCCTGTATCCAATAAATGTTTTCCAATTCATCAGCTATTTGTTTTGCATTCATTTCTCTTGTGCCTTTCTTAGAATCTCATCAAACATCGCTTTTAGTTGCCAATTCTGACTTTTTGGCATCTTTGGCTGCGGAAATCTTAGCGACTGCGGATTTATCTTTTGAGAGTTGGTGATAGGCATTACCGTATATAACTTTGAGTTCATCGATGTCTTTCGCTGTATTGATTGCTTTTACCCAAGTATCTGCTTGGTCCGTTAAGTCAGGTGTGTCTTCTTCAGGAATATCCTCTCCTGCGTAGATATACAAACCGATGCCATGTAAGGCGATGGCCTTGGCAAGGCAGCGTTGCATGGCGGTATTGACCTCCATTGCGTTGGGGTTTGGTATAGCTTTGTTTTGGTGGTTTAGGACAGGCAACTGGGCCGTCATAGTTTTTCCAAAAGCGTTAACCGAGCAAAATACCATTAAAGTCTCTGCAAAATACATGGGATCTTTATATTCCCAAGTTGCGCCTGAATCTTGCTGTAATAGCTGGTCTACTGCCCATGCCCAGCTTAAGTATGTAAATTTACCCTTGCGGTCTGTATGTTCATTTACATTAATTTTGCGTAGTTCTAAAAATTTACTCATCACTTGCTCCTAATTCAATTTTGGCTGTGTTCATCATTTCAAACTGGTTGGTAATTTGATCGCTAATCATTCTATTGATCATGCTTTCAGCGTAAAACTTGGTGTAATGCGGATTACTAAGGTATTCCCTAAGAATTACTAGCATGGCGGTATGTTCCTCATGCCAGCTATACATTTCCCAAAGGGCCTGCGTTTTAGGGCAATACTCGGTCTTTTTCTTAGCCATCACTTACTCCTTAATCGTTAATTTCATACTCGGCAACATCCCTAGCGATGCGCTCCATATATTCCATCGCCATATTGATTACCTTGCGCCCAATTTGCTCGTAATCGCCTGAGTCGATTGCAGCTTGTAAGGCTTTGTCGGTATCCACATCCATTTCGCTAAGGGCCTCGGCAATAGCGCTTGAGGTCCTGTAATCGAATTTACCGCCAACTTTGATTAGTTCCCAGGTGCGCTCTTCTATTTCATCGGAGCGGTCATCGTAGTCTTCAGGCTCGTAGTAAGCATCGTGTCTTGACATACCCATGATTAGAACCCCCATCCAAACATACAGCCTAAAAGGATTCCTAAAAGTATTACACCGACTACATCAAATATGATTTGTTTCATGACTTTCTCCTTACCATGCAAAATTAGAAACTGCTACATGGTCTTTAGGTAGCCAATAGCAAATAAAAGCGTTGTCTTTTTGCTCAAAACATCCACCAAATTTACGCTTGCCTGTTGCCCATTTAATAGCTTGCTCAAGGTTGTTAAATTTGACTGTGAATGCTTCATGTTTTGGATATTCCATTTTTACTTTCCCTTCATCACTTGGTTTAAAAAATTTACTGCGTAAAAGAACTATAACTCAAAAGTCGTAGAAATGTCGAGTTTTATATTAGGACAATCCCTAATTAAAATATTTGTTGCTTTTTACCAAATCATGCTATTCTTGCGACAAATAAGAGGAGAATTGCTACATGAATCAGTTTTACGAATTAAAAATGGAGTTCGGTTCTTTAGCCAATCTAGCCCACCAGCTTGGGATTAGGGAGTCATCTGTCTATCAATGGGTGGCCAGGAAGCAGATTCCGCTAAAGCATATAAAAACCCTAGAACGGCTATCTGAGGGCCGTCTTACCAAGGAATTGTTGCGCCCTGATCTTTTCAAGGGCTAAACATGAACTTTTATCCATTTCACATAGGTGACTATATAAGCCACACAGCCCATCTAACGAATGAAGAAGATTTAGCCTACAGACGATTGATTGACCTCTACTATTTGACCGAGAAACCTTTGATTAACGACATACCTACTCTTGCTAGGCGGACAAAATCGAAACAGGAGGCTGTTTTAGCGGTTTTGGGCGAGTTTTTTGAGCTAGATGAGGGTAAGGTAGCCTGGACCAATAAGAGAGCCACAGAAGAGCTTTCTCGCTATAAGGCAATGGCAGAGGGTGGACGCAAGGGTGCAGCTAAACGGTGGAATAAAGAAATACCCACCCTATTGCCTAGCGATAGCCCCCCTAAACATCCCCCAATGCCAACCAAGAACCATGAACCAAGAACCAAGAACCAAATAAATACTAAGACCCCTGAAGGGGTTAATGATTCGGTTTTTCAGGATTTCTTGAAGTTGCGTAAAAGCCACAAAGCGCCTTTAACTGAAACCGCTTTAAAAGGTTTAGCAAAAGAGGCAGCAAAAGCCAAGATGACCTTAGAGGCTGTAATGGAACTTTGCTGTCAAAGAGGCTGGCGAGGATTCAAAGCAGATTGGGTAGAAAACATCGACCCTATTACCAAAACAAAGGAATTGCCTTTAGGAACGGATGCTCAAATCGAGGCAGCGTATAGGGCCGAGTGTGGCGATCCTACAAAAGCAAGATTTAATTCCTATTACGAAATGCGCAACTTTATCGTAGCTCAACGTGAGAAAAGGAAAAAGGCATGAGAGTTTTAGTAGCTTGCGAATATTCAGGTCGAGTAAGAGATGCTTTCATTAGGGGGGGGCACGAAGCCATGAGTTGTGATTTGTTGCCAACTGATCAGCCTGGGCCTCATTACCAAGGTGATGTAATGGACATCATTGCAGATGGTTGGGATTTAATGATTGCCCATCCTCCATGCACACATTTAGCGGTTTCAGGCTCGAGATGGTTTAAATATAAAGAAAAGGAACAGGCCGAGGCTTTGGAATTTGTGCGTTTACTGCTAAATGCGCCAATAAAACATATAGCTTTAGAAAACCCTATAAGCGTTATATCCAGCAAGATTAGAAAACCTGACCAAATTATTCAGCCTTGGCACTTTGGGCATGGAGAAACAAAGGCAACTTGTTTGTGGCTTAAAAATTTACCCAAGCTATTGCCAACAAATATTGTGGAAGGTAGAGAAGCAAAGGTCCACAAGATGCCACCTAGTCCTGATCGGTGGAAATTACGCAGCACGACCTATCAAGGAATTGCCGATGCATTTGCCAACCAATGGGGGAACTTATGAAAAAGACTTCAAAAGTAGCGAAGAATACCGTCACCAGTGCGAAGTTCGATGGCTTCTTAGATTCAGAAATGAACAGGGATTACAGCGCTTCAGAGAGTATTTACGATCTCCTGGATTTGGCGCACGACTTACAAGAATCCTACATGACGTATCGGAACAATGGAAGAAGGGGAATCGAGGAAGGATGGGAGATTGGCGATGAGTGATTTAGAGCATTTAAACGATAGCCGAGTAGAAAAGGCTTTGATATTTTTATCTTCTACCGATGAGGACCATGCAATATTGGCTGGTGAGGTCAAACGCTTGGAAGAGTGGATTAAGCAATCAAAGGCCCATGCCTTTTTGCTTTCGCAAGGAACGGTTGCGGAGCGAGAGGCCCAAGCGCTAGATAGCCCCTCTTATAGCAAAGCTGTAGAAGAGTGGGCCAATACATTTAAAGAGTTTAAGACTTTAGACAACAAGCGCCAGCATGAAATACGGATTACTGAAATATGGCAAACACTTAGCGCAAACCGCAGAAAGGGAAGTTTATGAAACGCAGCATGGAAGAGATTGTTGATTACCTTGAGGAAATTAACGAGCATGAAATTATTGAATTTATTAAATATCAATATAAAGAAATTGAGCAATATCGGAATGAAACCAATTACTGGTTCAACAAGTGGAACGACTGCTTTCAAGGCAGCGTTAAATATTTAGAAGCACAACTTTTTGGAGGAACTACAAAATGAAAGATTACTCATTACCTTACATAGTTTTAAACAGCTTGCTTAAAAAATACCATGACATGATGCTAAAAAACAACAGCGATCGAGCCTATGAAATAGCAACCGATATGGTAGAGATGGCCCTATTACTGCAAGACTTTGCTGGCGAAAATGCGAATAAAAAAGTTTGACCAAGGGTTGCATGATCGATACGATCCTCCTGCTAGGGCTGCGGTTTCGGCTTGGTTAAACAATATTTGGGGTGTTGATGCGGTAGACAACCCTGATATATATGGAACGGATTTAGTTATATATCGAGCAGGCAAACATGTGGGATATGTTGAAGTTGAGGTCCGCAGCTGGACACCCTATTGCCCTTTTAAAACTATCCATGTGCCAGGACGTAAAAAGCACATGTTAGAGGTGGAAAATACATTATTCTTTGCCTTAACGCATGACATGACCCATGCGTATTGGATCAAGGGCAGTAAAGTATTTTCTTATCCTCATGTAGAGCTAAAAGACGAGGAAAAGCATGAGTTTTATTATGACGTCCCATTAGAGCTTTTTAAATATGTTGATTTAACAGAGATTTTTTGATGAATAAAGCTGAGAAAGAACGTTTTCGAAAGATTGCAGATATAGGCTGCATATTGTGTTACATCCAAAACAATAAAGGAACAGCTTGTGAAATACACCACATACGCAGAGCAGGACAGCGAAAAACAGCGCCAACAATCGGACTCTGTCCAATACATCATCGATTCCATTTGGGAATTCACCACCTTGGACGTAGAGCTTGGGAATCTACTCACTCAACGACAGAAGAGGATCTTCTTGAACTCACCAATAGGTTATTAAATGAGTAGCAACCTAATTATTCTTACAGGTCTTATATACGCTTACATTTGTATTGAAAGCTTCTTTAAAGGCGATCCAGGGCTTGGATGGATGTATTTTGGGTATTCAGTCGCAAATTACGGTGCTTACCTATTGTCTACAAAATAATGTAAAATGGTGCGGTGCAACATCAATATAGGAGAAAGCCATGTTTACATTTGACGAGCAATACAAAAAGTATGAAGAGTTGATCAATCGCACTAAGCAGGCTTATGATTTTTGGTATAACTGCCTTGTTTCGACTTGGAAAGACTTTTACAAGTAATTACAACTCAAGCGGATCAAAGCCAAGAGATTGACCAACAATCATCTTGCGTCTTTTAAAGGTGGCGTCATGGAGTGTCCATTTGCCTGATTTATGTCTAGAGCAATGAATCATTTCATGCGCCATTGATCTGACAATCGTGTCATACCAGCCACAACGAGCCTTTGAAATACAAAAAATATGAGGCCTTGATAACGATTCATCAAACTCATAGGTAGCCATTACCTGGTGGTCGTCTACTATTTCAAAACGACACAACTCGCTAGGTGGCAAGTCCCATTTAGTAAAAGGCTCGCACTTAGCTAAGGTTAAATAAATGCCTTCTAGGATTTTAGGAGTGATCTTCATACTTTATGAATACTGCCTCTAAATTCATACTCGTCCTCGCCACAAACCATAATCAATTCAGGCATAAGCATTCTACCTTGGTCAAATGAGAGCATTACAAAGCCTGAGCGCCAATCTTTAGGGGAATCCTCGCAATATTCAAAGGTGCTAGAAAATGGGTCTGCTAGGCAGCCAGTTTGAACCCCCCAAAACGTTCCTTGGTAATTTGAAATTGGGCTGGCACATAAAACGTGCGTATGGCCTGTGACTATGTTTGTATTGCCTGCTGCCATCAAATTGCTATATCCAGCCGTTCTACCGCCTTTAAAACGGTGTTTTACAACCGTTTCCTCGCCAATCCAATATGACCAGCAAGTTTTCCATTCAGGAAAGTGATATTTAAGGCTAAAACCGTCAACTCCGCTATATTCAGGCACTTTATTAACTAGCCAGGACTCGTAGCGCATGTCATGGTTTCCAAGGGTCCAAATAAGCTCGCAACCTGCTGGCTTGTGTTTGACTATTTCGTCTAAATGGTAACGGCAAGCATTTAACTCTTGTAAAACCGTAGGCTTTTGGTCGTAATTGATACTGGGGAATCTTGATAGAACCTGGCCGTCAAATGCGTCACCGTTGCAAATAATGACCTCAGGCTTGAACTCATCAATCATTTTGATAAGCGCCTTAAAAGCCGTAGTGGTTGTATCGGTAAAATGTGCGTCTGAAAAGACAATAACCCTTTTAACCTTGTCAACGTCTATGCCTCTGCGAACGTTGTGCGGTGTTTGCTCTATCTTTTTGGGCCTTTCTTTTTTAGGGTCTCTCAAAGAGTTAAACGTAGGCAGTTTGATGCTGTAGCGAATTTCTATATTTTTGCGCCTTGTCATGGCGCTTCTAGGGTTTACACCTATCTTTTCAGCTACAAGGGTTGGCGAGCCTAACTCTTTCCAAATTTTAATAAATTCTTGATCAGATACCGCAGAAGTAAATCCCATGATTTTCCTTTGTGATAAAGTTGCTAAATACTAACCTATTATTGCAACAAATCAATGACTTATTACGCAAAACGCACCGATGCCAATCAAAAGGAAATCGTAAATGCTTTTAAAGATATGGGTTGCAGCATATTTGATACATCTCGTATTGGTATGGGCTTTCCTGATTTGGTTATAGGAAAGAACGGTAAAACGGTTTTAGTAGAAATAAAATCATCTGAAAAAGCCAAGTTCACAACTGCACAAGACCTTTTTATGATGAATTGGAAAGGCTCTACTGTTTGCAGGGTGCATGATTTGGAGGGTGTCAAAACTATTGTGAAAGTTCTTGACAATGACAATGGATAAGGCAAAATATTGAAACTAGAACTTTTCTAGTCTTTTTGATCAAAAGGAAATTAACATGGGTAAGATGGACGCAGAAGTATTTAAGTCTGGTGCAAGTGGCGAGAAAGTTCCTAAGGGTGCTTTGTCTAGCGACACAACTGGCGAGCGTAAAATGAAGATTACTGGCGGTGTTGGTATGGGTAAGGCTGATGCAATGGGTAGCCGTCCTCTAAGCCATGCTGGTAACTTTGAAGGTAAATTGGGCGAAATGAATGATGGCAATATGGGCGAGCGTGAGTGCTATTCCCATAAACGCTATGAGCATGCCCAAGACGGCAAGTAAATAAAGGCGAAGGGCCTACAAGCACGTGAAACTTGTAAGCCCTTCTAACCACTTAGTAATCGGAGAACTAAATGGCTGGTATAGATTCTAAAGTTAGCTGTAAAGAATGTCGATATTATCGGAATGCCGATATTATGGGCCGTTGCCACCGCTTTCCTGAAGCTGTCAATAAAACTATGAATGATTGGTGCGGTGAGTGGAAGTCACTTATTCCGCCACCAGTTATTGAATATATGGTTCAAGATTTGTCTAATCAGCCAAATGAAGCAAGAGCCAAAATCTTAGAAGAGGCAGCAAAGGTTCAACCCAAGCCTAAAGGCAGACCTAAAAAGGTTGAAAATGCCATCTAACGCACATATAACTATCGAAGTTGACGATGATGGTTTTGTTGAGTTTATTTGTAAATCAAATGGACCTGACGAAGCCCACCGAGTCATGATAGAAGTTATGGATTTAATTGACCGTTTTAATGGTCACAATGCTATTAGTCCAACTGAAACGCATGGTGTGCAATGAAACTACAACCTTTAAACGACAAAATAGTAGTAAAACCTGAAAAACGACAGCTTAGTTCCATTATTTATGTTGAAAACAAGGAAGTTGACAACATGGGAACGGTTGTCGCTGTAGGCCCTGGCAAAAAAGTTAATGGACGCAGAGAAGCTATGCCTATTAATGTGGGGGCTTATGTTCGCTTTGGAACAATGAATGACAACGCTAAAGACGAATATTTAAAGTATTTTGAGTATTTTGAAGAAGGTGAACGCTATCTCGTTATGAGTTGGCAGGACATTTGTTTTGAACAGGAGATTGCATAATGGAAGATATTGTTACAAATCAATCGTTATTAGAGAAAATAATGGCGCATTTTGGCTGGTATAAGGTTAAAAAAGTAGAGTTTGAGTTTGAGAGCTTTGACATTACCTATTCTTTTAATAATAAAAAACCTGAACCTACTTTTCCAGTAAAGCCAGCCCTTAAAAAGGCTACCACTAGAAAGCCAAAAAATGGCAACTAAACATGACAAACCAATCCCTCATAAAACCACAGGGAAAGACAAAACATACAACCCAACCGAAAAAGGCGCTGGTATGACCGCTAAAGGTCGTGCTGAATACAACGCTAAAAACGGCAGTCATTTAAAGCCTCCTGCGCCAAATCCTAAAACAGAAAAGGACAAAGGCCGTAAGGCTTCTTTCTGTGCAAGGATGGAAGGTGTAGTTAAAAAAGCCAAAGGTCCAGCTGAAAGGGCCAAAGCATCACTTAAAAACTGGAACTGTTAATCATGCCACTCAAAAAATCCGCAAGCGAGAAAGCATTTAAAGAAAACATCAAAACCGAAGTAAAAGTTGGTGGTAAGCCTGTAAAGCAGGCTGTTGCCATTGCCTATGCCGTTAAACGTGAAGCAGCTAAGAAAGGAAAGAAAAAATGAACATTAAAGACATTGAAATTGAATTAACACATACCGCTGGCGAAGTAGAATTGATTCTTGCTGGCTTGCGTAAGTTACCTATGGAATTGGTTCAAGAACTGCATGGAAAAATAATTAACCTTGCAAATCAAAAGGTTGCAGATCATATTGCTGCAAATACACCAGCAACACCTGAAACTCCAGCCCAGTGAAAATAGAACAGCGCACCGTTGATTCGTTGATTCCTTACATCAACAATAGCCGAAAGCATTCAAATGACCAAGTGGCTCAAATTGCAGCCAGCATTAGAGAGTTTGGTTGGACTAATCCCATATTGGTTGATGGCGCTAATGGCATTATTGCTGGGCATGGCCGTCTGCTTGCTGCTCGCAAGTTGTCTATGGATAAAGTTCCTGTTATCGAACTTGCCCATCTATCAGAGACTCAAAAAAAGGCTCTTATTATTGCTGACAATAAGTTAGCTTTAAACAGCGATTGGGATACAGAGTTATTAACAGTAGAACTACAAGACCTATTAGGCGAAGATTTCAACTTAGACCTATTAGGCTTTGATAAAGACGAATTAGACGCTTTATTGAACGTAATAGAGCCAACAGAGGGATTAACCGATGAAGATGCTGTTCCTGATGCTCCGCTTACACCTAAGTCGAAGATGGGCGATATATTTAGTCTTGGAAACCATCGTCTTATGTGCGGTGATTCAACTTCTATTGATAGCGTAGAAAAGCTGACAAACGGTTTAGTTGACATATTAGTTACCGATCCGCCATATAACGTTGCATACGAAGGAAAGACCAAAGACGCACTAACCATTCAAAACGACTCTATGGGAGATGAAGCGTTCCGCCAGTTCCTAAGAGATGCTTTTGTAGCGGCAGACGCTGTAATGAAGCCAGGCGCTGTGTTTTATATTTGGCATGCTGACTCAGAAGGCTATAACTTTAGGGGTGCTTGTAAAGACGCTGGCTGGAAGGTCCGTCAATGCCTAATATGGCAAAAAGACACAATGGTTATGGGCCGTCAAGACTATCATTGGAAACATGAACCTTGTCTATACGGCTGGAAAGACGGTGCAGGGCATCTATGGGCCTCAGACCGTAAGCAAACCACTCTTATAGAGTGCAAGCGTCCTAAGCGTAACGATATCCACCCAACGATGAAGCCTGTAGAGCTTATGGAGTATCAGATACTGAACAACACCAAAGGACAGGATTTGGTGCTAGACTTATTTGGTGGTTCAGGGTCTACCCTAATTGCTGCTGAAAAAACAGGCAGAAAAGCGGCTTTAATGGAGCTAGACCCCAAGTATTGTGACGTCATTATCAAACGATGGCAGGAATTTACTGGAAAGCAGGCAATCCATATAGAATCAGGCCTAGAGTTCGATAAACTTTAAACATTTTCCGTTAATAAAAGATGCAAGAACATATTCCTACTGAAAAGACCAAAGTTCAGGTTCTGCAAGCTGCAGGGCTTGGGCTTCCGCATGAGCAAATTGGCGCTTTAATTGGTATATGCGACAAGACATTACGCAAGCATTACGAGATAGAACTTGCGCTTGGTAAGGCTCAAGCGTCCGCTAAAGTGGCCAATTCCTTGTTTAATAAGGCTATAAAAGGCGATACAACGGCAGCTATTTGGTGGACCAAGGCTCAAATGGGCTGGGGTGAAACCAATACAACCAAGTTGGCCAACGCAGACGGTTCAAACATAACTGGCTTTGAGATCATCCTAACCGATATTGATGGAACAAGATCAGAGGCTTAACCAGGTTCTTGCTAAGGCAAGATTCCCTAAAAAGCTGGAAGTTCTATTTAATCCAAAGAACTGCCGTTACCGCATACTTTACGGAGGGCGAGGCGGATCAAAGTCTTGGAATATAGCCAGGGCTTTGCTTATTAAAGGCTTTAGAAGCCCACTGCGTATCCTTTGCGCTCGAGAGTTCCAAACATCTATTAGGGATTCGGTCCATAAGCTATTGTGCGACCAAATAGAAAACCTAGAGTTAGGTTGGTATTACAACATTACTCAGAACTCTATTGTAGGCAAAAACGGCACAGAGTTTACCTTTGTGGGCATTAAAAACAACACTAACAACGTAAAATCTATCGAAGGAATTGATATTTGTTGGGTGGAGGAGGCGCAGAGCGTAAGTGCTAATTCCTGGAATGTATTAATACCAACAATCCGTAAGGAAGGCTCGGAGATATGGATTTCATTTAATCCTGAGTTAGAAACCGATGAGACCTATAAACGCTTTATATTGAACCCACCTGAAGATTCTGTGGTGCAGAAAATAAACTGGTCTGATAACCCTTGGTTTCCTGAGGTTCTAGACTTAGAGCGCCAGGCACTTAAAAATAGGGATTTATCCGCTTATAACAACGTTTGGGAGGGTATTTGCCGAACTCAAATCGATGGCGCTGTATTTGGTAAAGAGATGGAAGTGGCCGAGCTAGACGGCAGGATTACTAGAGTGCCTTACGATCCAATTAAGCCTGTTCATGCTGTGTTCGACCTTGGGTGGGCCGATTCAACAGCCATTTGGTTTGTGCAATTTATTGGCATGGAAATTAGGGTTATTCGATATATAGAGGACAACCAAAAAACTATAAGCCATTACCTAGCCCAAATGCAGACCTATGGCTATGTGTATGACACCTTATGGCTACCCCATGACGCTGCCGCTAAGAACTTAGGCACAGGCAAATCTATTGAGGAAATAGTGCGTTCTACTGGCTGGAAGGTGCAAATACTAGACCGAGTGCCTATTACTGATTCTATAAACGCAGCAAGAACTATCTTTGCAAAATGCTATTTTGATAGGCAAAATTGCGAAGAAGGCTTACAATGCTTAAGACATTATCGCTATGACGTTGATCCTGAAACTGGCGCATTTAGTCAGAAGCCTATTCATGACCAATATTCTCATGGCGCAGATGCCTTTAGATATATTGGATTGATGGTCAACGAGCCTAAGAAGCCGAAGCCACAAAGACAAAATTATGCCCAGTTGGGCAGTTGGATGGGATAAATATGGCAGATTACGATAGCATCAACGACATGGAAGACGATTCTAGGATTTCCGAAGCCAAAGAGTTCTTACGACTATGCGGTGACGTAGATTCAAACAATAGAGCCGAAGCCTTAGATGATGTCCGTTTTGCTGCTGGTGACCAATGGCCTGTAGACGTTCAAAACAGCCGAGTCTTGGAAGCTAGACCTTGCTTAACGATTAACAAGGTAGACGCTTATATTCGTCAAATCTGCAACCAACAGCGCCAGCAACGTCCAAGAATTAAAGTGCATGGCATGAATAATGAATCAGACGCTAAATTAGCCGAGATTCTTACTGGTGTATGTCGTCATATAGAAACACAATCAAACGCTGATAACGCTTACGACACAGCTTTTGAATACGCAGTAAAGATGGGTTGGGGATATTTTAGGGTTACTACTGATTATGTGTCAGACGATACATTTGAGCAGGAAATCTATATTCGTCCTATTGATAACCCTTTTACCGTATATTTTGATCCAAATTCCCAACTGCCAGACGGTTCTGATGCTGAACGCTGCTTAATTACTACCGTATTAAGTAAACGAAACTTCAAGGTCCTTTACCCTTGGGCTGAGGTAGATCAAGGTTTCAGTAGCAGAGGCACTGGGGATACCAACAATGAATGGGTAATGAAAGAAGATATTCGGATTGCCGAGTATTTTTATACCGTAAAAGAACCTGCAAAACTTTACTATTTATCCGATGGCACTAGCGTCTATGAGGATGAATACAAAAAAGTTAAAGACTTGCTAGAAGAGGCTGGCATCGAGGTATTAGACAAGCGAGACAGCTACAAAAAGAAGATTAAGTGGTGCAAGCTAACAGCCATGCAAATCCTGGAAGAAGGCGAGTGGGCTGGTAAATATATCCCTATTATTCCTGTATATGGCCAACAAGTTATTGTAGATGCCAAGCATAAGAAGTTTGGCTTGGTTCGTATGGCTAAAGACCCACAACGGATGTATAACTACTGGGCCACCAGCTTGACCGAAACCGTAGCCCTAGCGCCTAAGGCTAAATGGATTCTTGCTGAAGGCCAAGACGAAGGCCATGAAAACGAATGGGCAATGGCTAATATTAAAGCCACACCTTACCTGCGTTACAAGCAGACGGATACAGAAGGACGGATGGCCCCTCCTCCTACAAGACAATCGCCTGAACAGCCTCCTACAGGGGTTATGGCTGCATTAAGCGGTATGAATGCAGACTTGCAGGCTGTGGTTGGTATATACGACCCTAGCCAGCTACCGCAAGGCAACCAATCAGGCAAGGCTATCCAAGGTCAACAGCAGCAAGTTGACATGGTTAACTACCATTACTATGACAATTTGACTCGTTCTATTGCATATTGTGGACGTATTATTTTGGATTTGATTCCCAAAATTTACGATACTGAGCGAGTGTTGCGCATAATTGGCGATGACGGCAAGCCTGAACTGGTTACTTTGAACCAGCGCACCGTTGACGAGCAAGGTGTAGAAAAGATCATGAACGATGTATCCGTTGGCAAATATGACGTTGTTATGGATACTGGCCCAGGCTATTCATCCAAGCGCCAAGAGGCTGTAGATGCTATGACCAGCTTGTTTGCTGCCGATCCTAACTTAGTTCAAGTAGCTGGTGACCTATTTGTGCGTAATATGGACTTCCCAGGCGCTGACGTTATTGCTGACCGTTTGGCTGCTATGAATCCAATGTCGCAAATTGATGAGAAATCCCCTATTCCGCCACAAGTTCAGATGCAACTTAAACTTAATCAACAGCAACTCCAGCAAGCACAGCAAGCTATTCAGCAATTACAGCTTGATATTAAGCATGGCGCTACCGTTAAACAGTTGCAAGAAGATGCCGAGACCAAGCGAGAGCTTATGCGTCAAACAGCTAAGGCGCATGATATTGAAATGCGAGACGCTACCAAGCAAACTGATACGGTTATTAACAACCAAACCAAGCTGGAAATTGAACAGCTTAAGGCTAATTTGGCTTTAGTTTTGGCTCACTTAAATTTAAGAACAGAAAAGGCAGCCGAAGCTGAAGCAATTGAACGAGCAATTTAATTGTGTTTAATAAAATTTTGTGTTAAAAAGTAGCAATCTACCAATGGATTCATTGGGTTAATTCTTGGAGTTATCCATGTCAGAAGTGCAAGAGCGGTTGGCAACAAATGTAGTAACAAGTGAAAATTTAGTCGATTGGACCATGAATCGCTTAGGTTTAGCTACCGAGGAAGCGCCAGTTGAGGCTGAAGCAGTTGAGGAAACTCCTGAGTCAGAGCCGATTGTTGAAGCTGAAGGTGAGAGTGAACCAGCATCAGAACCTGAGACAAAAGCAACAGAGGAACGGAAACAAAATCCTAAACTCGAGAAGAGATTCTCTGAGCTTACTAAGGCTAGAAAAGAGGCAGAAGAGAAAGCTGCCAAAGCATTAGCTGATAAAGAGGCTTTAGAGGAGCGCTTAAAGCAATTTGAAACGGTATCGACACAACCTAAAGAAATCGATCCTGTAGGAGAAGAGCCAAAAGCGGAGCAGTTTACCGATGCCATTGAGTATGCGAAAGCACTCGCAATGTGGTCAACTGAGAAGGCTTTGTATGAGCGAGACATGCAAGAGGCACAGCGTAAAGCTGCCGAAGAACAGGCTAAGATTGCAAAATCTTGGGCTGAAAAGGTAGAAAAAGCTAAACCAAACTTGCCTGACTTTGATGACTTGGTGACATCAAGTAACGTCCAGGTTTCTAATGAAATCAGAGATGCTATTTTGGAGTCCGATGTAGGACCACAAATCCTATATGAATTAGCATCAAATACAGAATACGCTCAAAAGGTGGCAGGAATGCCATTGATCAAAGCCTTGCGAGAGATTGGGAAATTGGAGGCTCGTTTTGAGACGCAGGAAACTGCGCCTGAACCAGCGAAGAAGCCTGTTGCTGTGCAGTCTAAAGCGCCTGCTCCGATTAGTCCGCTTAAGGGAACTGGAAGTGCTGAAGTTATAACTACTGATACAGATAAGTTAACTTACGCACAATACAAGGAACTTAGGAAAGCTAGACGGATTAGGTAAAACCTAATTTCTATTTAAGGAAACTGAGATGAGTAATAATTTATTAACTATCTCGAAGATCACCAACGAAGCGTTGATGGTCCTCGAAAACGAACTAACATTCACTTCTGAAGTTGACCGCAACTATGACGATCAATTCGCTGTCGTGGGTGCTAAGATTGGTAACACCGTTAACGTAAGACGTCCTGGACGCTTCATTGGAACTACAGGGCCTGCTCTTAACGTTGAAGACTTCAATGAAACTTCTGTTCCTGTAACTTTGTCGACACAATTCCATGTGGACACACAATTTACAACTCAAGATTTGGCATTGAGCCTCGATATGTTTTCTGATCGAGTGCTAAAACCTGCGGTGGCCGCAATTGCAAATAAGATCGATCGTGACGGTTTGGTAATGGCTAAGAACGCAACCTACAACACTGTAGGCGTCGCTGGCACACCTCCAACTGGCTTGATCACTTACTTGTCAGCTGCTGCATACCTCGACTCTGAAGGCGCTCCTCGTGACGGCCGTCGTGCTTGTATCGTTGATCCATTCACATCTGCAACTATCGTTGACAGCTTGAAAGGCCTCTTCGTTCCACAAGAAGCAATTGGCGAGCAATATCGTAAAGGCCTGATGGGTCGTGACTCCGCTGGCATGAACTGGAAACTCGATCAAAACGTTGTGGCACAGACATACGGTAACTTCAGCACAACTACTGTTACTGGCTCTGTAAACGTAACAACTGCAACTGGCTTCTTGACAAGCGGTTGGGCTTCTAACAGCACAATCACTTTGACTGCTGCTAACACAGGCACAATCAACTTAAACCAAGGCGATACATTCACCATCGCTGGTGTATATGCAGTTAACCCACAGAACCGTCAGTCATACGGCAAACTGCGTAACTTCGTAGTTAACAGCGCTGTTTCTGTTGCTTCAGGTTCTTCTGTTTCTGTAAACGTATCTCCAGCAGTTATTACCGCTGGTCAGTTCCAAAACGTTTCTGTAACAACTACTGGCGCTCAAGCTGTAACATTCTTTAACAGCACTGGTGTAACTTCTAATCAAAACATGATCTTCCATCGCAATGCATTCACATTAGCGGTAGCAGACCTTGAGTTGCCTGAAGGTGTTCACTTTGCTGGACGTGCGTCTGATAAAGAAATTGGTCTCAGCATGCGTGTGGTTCGCCAATATACAATCAACAATGACAGTATTCCTACTCGTCTTGACGTATTGTATGGTTGGGCTCCTCTGTATCCTGAACTTGCTTGCCGAGTTGCAGCTTAATTTAACGGATAACGAAAGGAAACTATATGTCTAATCCAGGACCAGCAATTACTAACTCAACCCACCCATCGAACCTTAACAGCCAACAAGCTCTGCGTGTTTTAGCAGTTCTTAAGGGTGTTAGCGTTGCAGCTTTGGGTGATACACCATTGCCTGTAATTAACAGCGCTTTGTATTTGCCTGTAACTGTTGTTATTGCTAACGCAAACAACAACGGTGCAACGCAATCCGTAGCTTCTGTTAACTTAGGTATCTACACAGCACCTTCAGGTGCAAGCGGTTCAGGAACAGCAGTTTTGACCACAGCAGCATTAACTGGTCAAACTACTCCTTCCTATGTAACTGTTTCACCATCAACTGATACAGCTACTGCTTTGTCAGCACAAACCTTATACATCAACCAAACAACCGCTGTAGCTACAGCGACTGTGGACGTTTATGTTTACGGTTACGACCTAAGCCCAGGTTACTATTAATCTGAGCTGATTTAAGGGAAAAAGCCATCTTTAAAAGGGTGGCTTTTTTTCCATTTAGTCTTATAATTAATTAACCCATTTTTTGGGTTTTCTTTGCAAAGGAAAAACTATGTCTAGCACTACCGTAACTCGTGGGAATTCCCATGAAACTTTTTACATCCAGCCTACTTTTGACAATACATCAAATTCACTAGCTGCCAACACTACAACTGCTGTTACTTACAACGTTCCAGGCTTGTTGACTACCGACCAAATTTGCGTTTTTGGCTATAACGGTTCACAAACTGCTGGTGTTGTTATTGCAGAAGCTGATTGCCTTACAAACGGTGTTTTGACCATTCAGTTCGGCAATTTGACCTCTACTGCTACTTTGAAGCCAGCAAGTGGTGTTTATACTATTCAAATCGTCCGCATCGAAGGTAACCCAGCGCCAGTTAACGCTGCTTAAGGAATAAACATGGCAAACACATCGGTTTACCGTTTTGTTGGCCCTACAACTGCTATTACGGTTAGTGGAACGGCCTCAACAGCCGTTACCATTACCCCAAGTGGCAATGACCAGGTCAACTACTGCGGTTTTTTAAATACTTCAGCTAATCCTGTTGCTATTACTATTACCCCAACTTCTGCTCCTGCGGCTGTATTGCCAACAGGCGGAAACACAAGCCAATCCTTTGTCTTGGGTGTAACTATGTCGCAACCAACAGTTATTGCAGTGCCTCCTATTTTTTCGATTACTGCAATTGGAACTTCAGGAACAACCCTATATGTAATGCCAATGGCTGACCAATCATAAGGAATTATTATGGCTGTTAATGATTCTGTAACGCAGAATTTACTGCCTGTTCAGGCTTATTTTAATGTCGATGGATCGTTTAACACCTTCATCGGCCAAGGTCAGCCTTTTTACGCAACATCTAACCCTATTCAATCAGGGTTAACCATTACAAATAGCACCTTAGATAGCAGTCCTATAGGTGCAACTACTCCGTCAACTGGTGCTTTTACCAATATCACCACCACTACTGGTCAAATTACGACTCAGCCTAGCGGTGCAACCGATATTGTTAACCTTTTAGCGTTGCAATCGTATGCGGCAGGCATTAGCTGGAAACAGCCTTGTGCCGTTGCTACTTTGACCAATATTACGCTTTCAGGCCTGCAAACTATTGATGGTTACACCACATTAGCTGGTGACCGAGTATTAGTAAAAAACCAATCAACTGCCGCTAATAACGGCATTTATATTGCTGCAAGTGGCGCTTGGGCTCGTTCTTCCGATGCTAATACCTGGAATGAGCTTATTTGCGCTATTTCCTTTATTGAATACGGCACACAAGCTGGTGGCGCTTGGTTTTGCACAGCGCAACCAGGTGGCACATTAGGAACAACAGCGGTCAATTGGTCACAATTTACAACCTCTGCTACATATTCTGCTGGCACAGGGTTAACCCTTACTGGTTCAATATTTAGTATTACTCCACAAGGAACAGCAGGAACATACGGTTCTGCATCTACCGTTCCTGTATTTACTACTAACGCAAGTGGCCAAGTAACAAGCGTTACAAACACCTCTATTGCTATTGCTGGCTCTCAGGTAAGCGGCAATATTAGCGGCAACGCTGCAAACGTAACAGGAGTGGTTGCTGTGGCCAACGGTGGCACAGGCGCAAGCACATTAAGCGGTTACCTATTTGGCAACGGAACAGGCGCTGTAACGGCCTCTTCTAGCATTCCTACTAGCGTTTTAAGTGGCACTATTAGCAACGCTCAATTAGCCAATAGTTCTATTACCGTAAACGGCACAGCTATTTCTTTAGGCGGTAGCGCTACTATTACCGCAGCAGCCCCAAATGCTTTAACTATTGGCACAGGCTTAACAGGAACTAGCTATAACGGCTCTTCTGCCGTAACTGTGGCTATTGACAGCACCGTAGCTACTTTGGCTGGTTCACAAACGCTTACAAATAAAACAATTAGTGGCGCAAGCAATACTTTGACCAATATTGGCAACAGTTCGCTTACTAACTCAAGCATCACTTTTGGCTCTACAGCTGCGGCCCTTGGCACTACTGTTAGCGCCTTAAACGGTGTATCGATTGGCGCAACAACTCGCTCAAGCGGTGATTTCACTACTTTAAGTGGCAATACCGTTACAAGCACAACCCCTGTATTGAGCTTTAATGCTTCCAATACTATTGCTTCATTTGGATCAACCACAAGCAGTTCATATAACCAGCTAGTTATTCAAAACCTTAGCAATAGCGCTGGCGCATCGGCAAACTATGTCGTATCTAATAATCTAGGAACGGATTCTAGCTATTACGCTGAAATGGGCATGAATTCGTCCACATTTAGCGCATCTACACCAGCCGATTTTTACAGCATTAATAACGGCATTTATTTCTCAGGTCATGATGGCGATATTGCGGTTGGTTCAGGCAACGGATATAAGCTGTATTTACCTTGGGGCGCAACCCCAAATAATGCCCATGTGATCAACGCAAGCGGTGCTATTGGTTTATCTACCAACTTAGGCACAACACCTGCTACAAGCGGCACAACAGGCTATGGTTCTGCTGGCCAGGTATTAACCAGCCAAGGCTCTAGCGCTGCGCCAACTTGGACCACTATTGTTAGCGGTTTGACTATTACTGACAACACCAGTTCTAGTTCAACTTACTATCCAACGATGGAAACAACTACTAGCGGAACGGCTACTAGCTTATATACATCGTCTACTAAGTTTAGCTTTGTGCCTTCTACTGGCACTTTAACTGCTACAACGTTTAACGGTGCTTTGACAGGAAATGCCACAACAGCCTCTAGTGCCGCTAAATGGACCACCGCAAGAACTGAGTCTTTAACAGGCGATATTACTGGCTCTACAACGGTTGACGGTTCTGCAAACTATTCAATTGCCACTACTTTAGCGACAGTTAATAGCAATACAGGCTCATTTGGCTCAAGTTCAGCCATTCCTGTAATTACTGTAAACGGCAAAGGTTTGATTACTGCGGTATCTACAGCAACGGTTGCTGGTGGCCAATATTACGGAACTGCGACAACCAAGGCTATTGCTTATAACTCAAACTCTATTGCTGAAAACATTACGATTTCTGCTGGAACTAACGGTTTGACGGCTGGCCCTGTAACGATTTCCACAGGATATACAGTAACCGTAGCAACAGGCAGCAGATGGGTTGTTGTTTAATATGTTACACATTAAAATAGGCTAATTATGAGTCAATTAGTTTTCCAAACCAACGCTGGCGGTAACGTTACATTCACAGCTGTAAATACAGCTAGTGCGTTTGCTGTAACCGTTCCTGCTACAAGTGGCACATTATTACTGCAAGATACCTCAAATAACACCAATATTACTAACCTTGTAGCAAGCGGAACTGGTAGCTTTGGTGGCGCTTTGTCGGTTACAGGAGCAACGTCTTTATCGACTCTTAGCACTACTGGTGACGCTATTTTTGGTGGAACAGGCGAGATTCAACTGCCAAGCGGAACGACTGCACAACGTAGCGGTAGCCCAGCACAAGGCATGGTTCGCTACAATACATCCTATGGCCAATTTGAGGGCTATAACGGCTCTTCCTGGGGTATTGTAGGCGGTGGCGCAACTGGTGCTAATGGTGACCAAATCTTTGTTTTAAATGGACAAACTGTAACTGCTAACTATACAATTCCATCAGGCAAGAATGCTTCTACTGCTGGTAATGTAACAATCAATACAGGCGTTGTCGTAACTGTTTCAACTGGCTCTCGCTGGGTAATCGTTTAAGGATAAATTATGGCTGGCACACTAGTCGCAAATACAATTAATACAGATACAGGTGTTTATAACACCAATAATGCACTTACTGGTGTGGCAAAGGCATGGATAAATTTTAATGGTAATAGTGGTGGAACAATAAGAGCTTCTTTTAATGTAAGTTCTTTTACTAGAACTGGCACAGGCATTTATCAAATTAACTTTGCAACAACTATGACGGATGCCAATTATGTTGCAGTTGCTATGAACAATAATCAACAAGCATATTGCAATATTTCTTCAAGTACTGCACAAACTACTTCCGCACTTACTCTTTGTATGTATTATGTGGCGACAGCTTCAGATGCTTCTGTTGTTACTGTAGCAATATTTGGAAACTAAAGGATAAATCATGGCAGGAACTCTCGTAGCGGATGTTTTACAAGATGGTGCTGGTAATAGCACAGCAATGGATAATGCCATTTATGGTAGTGCAAAGGCTTGGGTAAATTTTGTTGGTTCTAGTGGTTCAATTAATCGTTCTTATAATGTTAGTTCTGTAACTAGAAACGGCACAGGAAACTATAATATTAATTTTACAAATGCTTTAGCGAGTAATTATTATGCTGTTGCTGGTTGTGTGTCATTAGATGGAACTATTGGTGCAAGCGGAACTCCTTGTTTTGTTTTAACTGGTGGAACAAGCAGTAATCAGCAAACGACATCTACTTGTCAAATTGGTGTTGCTCAATATAACTCTACTAACGCTGACCATACAGTTGTTATGGTTAGTTTTATGGTTTAAATAAGGAAAAATAATGTCACAAGTAATGCCTTCCATTGAAAGACTCAAGCAAGTGTTTGAGTATAAGGATGGTATTCTTTATTGGAAAGCAAAACCACATCCTATGGCTTTTAGAGTAAAGGTTGGTGATGTTGCCGATAATTTAAAAAGTAATGGATATAAATCAGTATTTTTAGATGGCAAATCATATCCATCCCATAGAATAGTTTATAAGCTATTTAATGGCGATTTTGAAGGTTTTATTGACCATATTGATGGCAATCCGTCAAATAACAAAATTGATAATTTAAGGATTGCTACTGCCGAAGAAAATCAAAGAAATGCCAAAATTCGCAAAGACAATACATCTGGAATCAAAGGTGTATCTTATGACAAATCTAAAGGTTCTTGGCGAGTAAGATTACAAGTAAATAAAAAGCAAAAGATATTTGGCGATTTTAAAGATTTAGAATTGGCAGAATTAGTAGCAATAGAAGCAAGAGATAAATATCATGGCAAGTTTGCCAATCATGGAATTTAAGGAGAAATAGCATGGCAAGTGTAATTATTTATAGCAATAGTAATAGGGGCGTTTCGGTATGCGTGCCGACTGGTGAGTTACCCATTAATGAAGTTTTGGCAAAGGATGCTCCTGCTGGTGCAATTATTGTTGATGATTCTGTATTACCGCAGGGTGCAGATTCGTCTTTTTTTGACGCTTGGGAACTAAACGGCTCTACAGTAACAGTAAACTTTGAAAAAGCTAAAGCAATTAAGTTAGCACAATTTAATGCTAAAGCTGTTCAAGAAGCTCAAAAGCGACAACTCAATACTTTAGCTGGTATTCCTAATGCTGTTAGCGATGCAGACTTTACTGCTAGTTTAACTGCTGGTCGCACAGCTATTGCTAATGCAACAACTACTGCCGAATTAGTGGCTGTTTAAGGATAGATTATGTCAGTATCTTTATACGGTAGTGGACAGACAGTCATTCAAGCTGTTTCTACAAGTTTAACTTCGACATTTACCATGTCAGGTCAAACACAAACTGCTATTACTGGTTTATCAGCAACTATTACTCCACAAAGCACAACAAGTTCAATTTTAGTTATTGTTACAATTGGCGGTTATTCTCAAGGTACTGGTCAAGGTAGATTTATATTAACTAGAGGTGGCACAAATATTGGTATTGGTGCGGCTGGTAGCGGTCAATTGCAAATATCTTTTGGTATTAGCGGTCCATCAAGCGGTGTAACAATGATTACTGGTGGAATTTCTTATTTAGATGCACCATCTTCAACTTCATCTTTAACTTATGGTGTTACTGTAAGTTCAAATGATGCAGGTCAAACAATCTATATTAATAGGTCTGTTTCTGATACAGGAAGCACATCAGCACAAAGGACTATTTCTAATATTACTCTTTTGGAGATTTCAGGCTCATGATTGACTATGCACTTATTCTCGCCACAAATTATGCTGGCAAACAATGGTCGCTTACTGGCGATTCTTATGATGGTTTGCAATGGCATGATGAATCTGCAAAACCAACACAAACAGAATTAGATGCTTTATGGGAAGCAACACAAGCACAAGTTCAAGCTAAAGAACAAGCCGCTAAAGATGCAAAGGCTTCTGCACTAGCTAAACTAACTGCACTTGGCTTAACTGAAGATGAAGTAAAAGCCTTAATCGGATAATGGAATATCAGTGGAAAATATTAGAAGTATTTGCGCATGACGGTTTAATCACTCATGTTCGTTATCACTTGACCGCTATTGATGGCGAACACCAAGTTAATACCGAAGGAACGCATTACTTTAAAGATCAAACCATTAAAAAGCCGTTTGAAGAAGTAAAAGAATCAGATATATGCTCTTGGATTGATCAAGACACTATTCAGGAAGATATATCTAGCATAAAATTAAACCTGGCTGCTCAAATTGAGTTGCTTAAAAACAACAAAAAAGTGGAATTTCCTTGGTTAGCTAACACTTTTACCATTGATTAAGGATTGTCATGACGCAGCCGATTGATATTATTTCTAGAGCATTAAAAGATATTGGTGCGTTGGAAGCTGGCGAGACCCCAACTCCTGAAGCTACCCAAGATGCGTTTGACATGCTTAATGACCTTGTAGACCAGTGGTCTAACGAAGATATGATGGTGTTTTACAAAAATGAGATTGTATTCCCTATCACCTCAGGTCAAACTCAATATACGATTGGCCCAGGCGGTCAAATTGGCGCAGTAGTTACAGGCTCTATTTCAGGAACTATCCTTACCGTTACTGCAATTACATCAGGCGCTATTAACTTAGGTCAAACCCTTAGTGGCGCAGGCATTACACCTGGCACTAAGATTGTGGCTATGCTCACAGGCGCAGGCAACAACGTTAATGAGGCTGGAACTTACCAGTTAAATATTAGTCAAACTGTAGCCTCTGAAACAATTAATCTTTACTATCAAAGACCATTGCAGATTAACTCTGCCTTTGTGCGTATTAATACCAATTCAAACGGTGTGCCAATTATTAACGGTGGCCTTGACTATCCTGTAGCCGTTTTGAACGTAGAAGATTACGAAATGATTGGTTTAAAGACCTTAAGCGGTCCTTGGCCAAAGGCTCTTTACTATCAGCCAAGCGAAACTCTAGGCAACCTATATGTATGGCCAAATCCTTCTCAGGGCGAAATGCATATATTTGTAGATAACCTATTCCAAGGCTATACAACCATTAACGACACCATATTGCTTCCACAAGGCTATTCTATGGCCCTTAGATGGAACTTGGCAGAGCGTTTAATGCCTATGTATGGCAAAGTAAATCAAACCCAAATTGCCATGATTGGAGGCTATGCAGCACAATCTAAAGCTACCGTAAAACGCACAAATATGCGTCCAGTTCAATCTGCTAGATTTAATGATGCCATTCTATCTAGCCGTCAAAAAGATGCTGGTTGGATTCTTTCAGGCGGATTCTTTAGATAATGGCTGACTTTGGCTTTGTAGGCGCATCCTATGAGGCTCCGAGTATCTATCAAGATGCTCAGGAGTGTATTAATTGGCGGCCTGAAATTGATCCTACCAAACCTCAAGGTGCAAGGGGTGTTGTAGCGCTTTACCCAACTCCAGGCCTTACTATTAAAGCGGTGCTTTCTGCTTTGTCGCAAGTAAGAGGCATGAGAACGCTATCAGGCGGACAGTATTTAGTGGCCGTTAGCGGTGCTTATGTCTATATTATGACCAGCAATTTAACTCCCACTATTATTGGTCAGTTAAATACAAGCACAGGCAACGTTGGAATTACTGATAACGGTCAAAACGTTTATATTACTGACGGCTCTTATCGCTACACATGGCGCATTTCTACTCCTGCAACTGCTACATTTAATGCTACCATTTCAGGCACAACTTTAACGGTTGTAAACGTAGCCTCAGGCACTATTGGCACAGGACAGGCTTTGTTTGGTATTGGAGTGCCAGCTGAAACCGTTATCGTTTCAGGCTCAGGTAGCACTTGGACTTTAAATAATTCCGTAACAATAGCCACCGCAGAAACTATGACGTCCGTTCCTGTGGCCGCAGTAATTACCGCAGCTACTTCAGGCACAACTTTAACCGTTTCAGCTATTGGCACAAACCAAGTCTTATATCCAGGTCAAACAATTACTGGCTCGACTATTACTGCCAACACTATTATTTCAGCTTACGGCCAAGGCGCTATATTAAGTGCGACTATTGCTACCGCTGGCACAGGATACGCTGTAAACGACACAGTTACGGTTTTGGGCGGTGTTTATGGAAACACCCCAGCTACCTATACAGTTACCGCTATTGGCGCAAGTGGGGCTGTAACAACGCTTTCACAAACCTTTCCTGGAAACTACACCAGCGTTCCAGCAAATAACGTTTCTACCTCAACAAACGGTTCAGGCACAGGGTTAACCCTAACAGCTACCTTTGGCACAGGATATGGCGGAACTGGTAACTATATTATTAATAATACGCAAACCGTAGGCTCTGCGACTATGTATGCGCTCAACTGGAGCGTATTGCCATCTAATGACGGTGCTTTCCAGGGCGCTGACGTTGTAGATATTGTGGATAACTACTTTATTTATAACAATCCAAATACACAACAGTGGGCGGCATCTAATGTATTGTCACCCATTACATACGGTTTAAGTTTTGCATCTAAATTTACTGGTCCTGACAATCTTGTTTCTTTAATTGCCGATCATGGACAGGTTTATTTGCTAGGCGAAACAACCTCTGAGGTGTGGGCAGACCAAGGCTTGTTTCCATTCCCATTCCAGCGTATTCCTGGATCGTCTAGCCAGCATGGTATTGCTGCAAAGTTTTCAGTAGCTCGCCTAGGTAATTCTTTTGCATATTTGGCAAGAAACAATCGTGGCCAATCTGAAATTGTGGTTATGGAAGGATATTTTCCTAAGCGTATTTCAACCCATGCGGTAGAAAATACCTTGGTAAATCAGTATGTTGCAGATGCCGTAGCCTATACTTATCAGCTAGAAGGCCATGAGTGCTATGTAATATCTTTCCCAACATTAGACTTAACTTGGGTATATGACATCGCCACAGGCCTTTGGCATAAATGGTTATGGACAGACAACCAAAATAAATATCACCGTCACCGCTCAAATTGCGCTGCTTACTTCCAAAATATGGTCTTGGTTGGCGATTGGCAAAACGGCAATATTTACGAGTTAGACCCTCAAAATTACACTGATAATGGCGATTACATACGCAGACTGCGTAGATGCCCTCATCTTGTCACAGATTTGCAACGTCAATATTTTGACGAATTACAAATTCAATTCCAGCCTGGTGTTGGTGTTGGTGGCACAACTACATCGATTGACACAGGAAACTATATCGGAACACCCTATTACATTCCTGCAAACGGTTCATTAGTTATTTTGGCCAATCAAACGGATATTTTAGGATTTAATAACCAAGTTGCTACCGATACGACCTTTACCAACCCACAGGCTATGTTGCGCTGGTCCAACGATGGTGGATCTACATGGTCAAACGAACATTGGTCAAAAATTGGTCAACAAGGCAAATATAAGAATCGTGCGATTTGGCGCAGGCTAGGTATGGCTCGAGATCGCATTTTTGAGGTATCTTTTACCGATCCTGTGAAATGCGTCATAGTTTCAGCCAATCTAAAAGGTAGCGAGGGAGATAACTAATGTCTAGTTCTTTATGGGGATCTTCCCAAGGCAATCCTTATCCTGTCACACCTTTATTAGACGATAATACAAAAATGCCCACAAGGGCATGGCAACAATGGTTTTTGAACTTGCTTAACTTTTCAAGTTCAGGAACGGCAACACCTGGCACAGCGACTTTGCCAACAAAGCCTGCTGGTTTTATGAACGTAACAGTTAATGGCAAACAATACAAAGTCCCTTATTACAACCCATGATTGAATATAAAAACGATAATTGGCTGGAAAATTTAGACAAATTAAAGGTAATTATCCAGGATCATTATGAGGAATTATCTGTTACCAAGACTTTTCCTTTAGATCCTGATTGGGATGCTTATAAGCAGATTTTAGATAGTGGAAAGTTAAGATTTATTACTTGTAAGGAAGATGGAGAATTAATCGGTTACATCATATTTTTTGTGATGCCACACCTTCATTACAAGACTTGTATTACCGCTTTTGAGGACATTTACTTTTTAAAGAAAGAATATCGCAAAGGCAGAGTTGGAATTAGGATGTTCCAATTTGCAGAAAAACTGCTAAAAGAAGAGGGTGTTGATCGAATTCTTTACAACACCAAAATTCACTCTGATAACAGCAGTCTTTTTGAATATTTGGGATATAAACTTATTGACAAAGTATTTACTAAACTGTTGTAAAAATGCGAAAATTAGGCATTAGATTGGAGAAATTATGGGCGCAAGTGCAGCAATAGTCGCAGCACCGATTGTCGGACAAGTAGTTGGTGGCCTCATTGGAGGAGGCGGAGCATCGCAAGCTGGTCAAACAGCAGCGAGTGGCGCACAACAGGCTCAACAGACCCTACAGCAAAATCTTCAAAATTTAAGCCCTAATTATCAGCCTTATATTGATCTTGGCAAACAAGGCACATCGTCATTATCTAGCATGATGCCTTACTTGACTAACCAGTTTAGTAATGCCGATTTAAACGCTAATTTAGCCCCTAATTACGCTTTTCAGCTTCAACAAGGGCAACAGGCTAATACTATGGCAAATAATGCCACAGGAGGCGCTGTTGGCGGTAATGCGCTTGCTGCACTGCAAAATTACACCCAAGGCCAGGCTGGTAGCGCTTATCAGCAGGCTTTCAATAACTATCAGACTCAACGTGGCAATATATTTAATACCTTATCAGGTATAGCAAATATTGGTGCAACTGGTGTTTCAAACCTTGGAAACCTTGCTACAGGCACAGCACAAGGTGTGGGCCAGTTACAAACTGGCGCAGCAAATGCAATCGCAGCTGGTCAAGTTGGCGCAGCAAACGCTTATGGCGGTGCAGCACAAAATATTGGCAACAGCGTTATGTTGGGATCGTTGCTTAATCAAGGTCAAAATTCAGGAATGAATTTATTTAATAGTTCACCTAATTCTTCAAGTTATATGAATAACATTGGGGCAGGTAGTGGATCAATGGATTTGTTTGGAAATGCGTCTAATGGCTTAGGAGCTGGTGGATCGGCTGATTATCTATCTATGATTGGATTGGCATAATATGGCAAATTATGATGTTTCTACAGTAGCTTCACAAATTAACCCCCCTGCAACTACAAGCATAGGAGATATGCTTAATGTTGCTCGAGGCGCACAAGCGTATCAACAAGCGCAACAAATTAACCCTTTAAAGCTACAACAAGAACAAACAGCCACAGAACAAGCTAAATACAACTTTCAGCAAGTCAAGGCTGAAAAAGCTAAAGGTTTGGCTACTTCCTTATTGGCAAGCTCAAATTGGCAAGATCCTGCTGAAATGGCCAAGGAGTTTGATTTTGTAGAGCGCACAGCAACTCATCAAGGTTTGGATGTTACTAGCCCCAATAACCCTTTAGAGCAGATAAAAACTGTATATGAAAAGGAAGGGCCACAGGCGGCTTATAAAAAGCTATACCAAATGACCTATGGATCTCAGGCGCCAAGCACTCAATTTGAAGGTGCTGGAAGAACTATTTCACCTAATATTCCAGGCGCACCAGCAACTCCAAGCGGTCCAGCATCAGCACAAGCTATGCCAAGCGCACAAGCGCCAGCACAGCCTGTTCCTGAACTTAGCCAGCCTGTAGCGCCTTTATATCCAGTAAGAAAAGGTGGTCAGGTATATACGCTTGATCCTTCTGAGGCTGCCGATAAAGAAAAAGGCTTTGCTCATAGAGATTCTTTAATCAGCAGACAGTCTCAATTAACAACTGAACGCAGAAATGTGGAAGAGGTTATTAAATCTGCCAATGAACTAGAAAAATCATGGGCTCCAACCTCAGGCATTTTAGGTTCAGCTTATCGTCACCTAGCAACTTGGGCTGGCGATCCTACTTATTTAGAATTAAGCAAAAACTTAGCACAAGCGCAATTAAGCAATATGAAAGCGTTAGGATTATCTACTGATGCAGATAAAAACTTGGTTGCTGCCGCACAAGGTAACTACACTTATCCTCCTGAAATTTTAATGAAGATTGCCAATCGAGCTAAAGCCGATATGACCAATATTGATATGCAGGCAACGGCAGCAGATAAGTATTCAAGAATTTATGGCGATAACAATATGAAAGCATTCCAGCAAATGTGGAATAAGAATGCTGACTCTAAGATTTTTGAAATTATTAATTTAGCCAAAGATACTAATTTGTCTAGAGATGAAAAAGAAAAAATTACAGAGCAATTGTTAGGGCCTAAAGATAGTCCTGAAAGAAAAGTATTTGATCAAAAATATAAAAATATTGTGAAGCTCCAACAAACTGGAACTCTGTAATGGATGACGTAAGCTCTTTAATTCTTGGCGAACAGCCAAAGCCAAAATATTCTGTTCAAGATGTGCAGAATATGGTTTTTGGACAAGAAAGTTCTTTTGGCAAAGCTGACACCAGTAAACCAAACTATGCTGGCGCTGTTGGTCCTATGCAAGTCATTCCATCGACTTTTGAAGGATTAAAGAAAAAAGGGTTAATTCCTAAGCATTACGATATAAACAATCCTGAGCATAATAAAGAAGCTGGTAATGCTTTAATTGCCGATGCTTATGACCGTCATGGTGGCGATGTAGATAAAGTGTTGGCCGAATACTATGCTGGACCAAAAGCTATATTACCTAACGGAACAATCAACACCAGCATTAAAGATTTAAAAAACCCAAATGCACCTAGTGTTGGTCAATATATTGAACAGGCCAAATCTAAGGCTTCACCTTTTGATGAAGTAAGTGATTTAATTTTAGGTGGCACAACAACTGAAAAGAAAAAAGAACAGCCTAAAGGTTTTATGGCTGAACTTAAAAAGCCTTTAAGTGAAATGTCCTTAGAGGGTTTCAAAAAAGAATCTATTCTAGCCCCTGCAATTGAATACACAGCCTCAAGTCTTGGTTTGCCTGGCTTTACAGAAGAAGATAAAAAAGCAGCCCAAGAAAAGCTAATAGAAAAAGGCAAAGGTTTGGTTGGCGGTGTTAAACAAATTATTCAACACCCAATTGAAACCGCTAAAGCTATTGGAACAGAAGTTGTTGAGCATCCTGGACGTTTAATTGGTGAAACTATTAAAGGCACTATTTACGATCCTGAGTTAGCTTTAATACCTGGTAACGCATCTAAAAAGGTGGTTGCAAAAGGTGTGGAAACTGCTGCTGAGGCTGCTAAGCCTGTTATAAAAACCGTAGCTGAACAATTTGGCAAACAAGAACCAGCGCTTGCTGGTGTTGGCGCTGCCGAAGTTCCTGTTATTAGAAACCGAATTGAAAGAGCAAAAGAACTGCCTATTCCAATTGAGCTTTCTAAGGATCAGGCAACTCGTAAATTTGGCGATGTTCAATTTGCTAGAGAAACAGCTAAAGATCCAGTTTTGGGCCAGCCTTTGCAAGAACACTATGCAATCCAAAACCAAAAGATTCAGGACAATTTAAACCAGCTAATTGAAATGACAGGCGCAGAACATGCTGGTGTTGGTGCGCCTGAACTTGGCTCTATGCTAGATAAAGTTGTAAGCGCTGAAAAAGAAAGACGCTACAAACAAATAGAACCAGCTTATACAGCGGCAAGAGAAGCAGGACACATGAGTGAACCTATTCAAATTGACGCTTTGCAAAAATACTTAAAAAACCATGAAGCTGAGGCAATCAACGCTCCAGTTTTGACTTCCGTTGAAAAGAAATTAGAAACGCTACAAAAAGGCGGTCAAATTTCTATTAATGATTTGGAAGAGATTCGCAAAATGACAGGCAACCTAGCACAGCAAGGTGGCCCAAATGCTCATTATGGTAAAGAAGTTGTTAAGCTAATTGACAAGCTAACCGAAAACAAAGGTGGCGATCTTTATAAAAACGCAAGAGCAATCAATACCGCTTATATGAAGGAGTTTGAGAATACTCCTGTAATCCGAGATATTGTGGCTATTAATCCAAAAACAAAGCAAAGGTCAGTTGCTATAGAGAACGTAATAGATCGAGCCATGTTTAAAGGCCCAACTTCTGATGTAAAACAATTATTTACATCCTTAGAACGCATTCCTGAGGGTCAAAAAATGATCAACGAGTTGCGTGGCGCTGTTGCTGAAAGGATTAGAGATGAAGCTACTAAAGGTGTTGGGCGAGATATTAATGGTAAGCCTTATGTTTCTACTGCCGCTCTTGATAAAATCATTGTTAACCTCGACAAAAGCGGAAAACTAGAATATATATTTGGCAAAAAAGGCGCTGAATATTACAGAACTTTAAATGAAGTTACTAAAGATTTACAAACAGCCCCACAAGGTGCTGTAAATACTTCAGGAACAACATCAACTTTATTGGCTGCTTTGGGTGAGATGGCTGTGCAAGGTGCAACAACTGGAGTTCCAGTTCCAGCAGTAATGATTGGCAAGCATCTTGTTAAAAAACACCAAACTAAGCAAAAAATAAATAAAATCAATCAATTCATAAATTATGGCAAGGAATAACTATGTCAGTCTTACTATCTCCTATTGGTAACGGATTTCAGTTTTTTACCACCACAGGCTTGCCATTAGCTGGCGGTTATTTATACACATACCAGGCTGGTTCAACAACTCCTTTGACCACTTATTCTGATAGTAATGGCGCTTATCCTAACACCAACCCTATTGTATTAGGCACAGATGGCAGGCCCCAAGTAGAGATCTGGTTTACTTCAGGATATAACTACAAGATTGTTTTGACTGATTCTAGTAATAACACCATTCAAACTTATGACAACCTTTATGGAATTCAAAACGCTACCTCAAGTGGCACAACAGTTCCATCAGGCGCAATTATTATGTGGTCAGGTTCTATTGGTTCTATTCCTAGTGGCTATGTTTTATGTAATGGTTCTAACGGCACAGCCGATCTAAGAGACCATTTTATAGTTGGCGCTGGAAACTCTTATTCAGTAGCCTCAAACGGTGGTTTTACTAATAACACAACAGTTACATCAGGTGGCACAAATAATCCACTTTATTATGCTTTAGCATTTATACAAAAGACATAAGGTGAAATTATGTCTGATATTGATCCAGTTAAAGTTGGTGTAATGTGGCAAAAAGTTGAAGCTATGGAGCATGAAGTATCCGAGCTAAGAGCAGACGTAAAAGAATTATTAAGTCTTGCTAATAAATCCAAAGGTGGCCTGTGGGCTGGCATGATGGTGATTTCTGCTGTTTCCAGTTTTGTTGGTTTTTTGATACATTACTTTACGCAAAAATGAACCATGTCCGACCCATTTGGTATCTCGCAAGGGGTGCAATCTCTTAGCGGAAGTCTTGATGCAAGTCGAGAAGCCAGCAAGAAGTTATCTAAAAGCATTGAGGGTATTCAACAGGACGGTGTAGATTTAGCGCAAAAAAGGGCAAATGAAAGGCGCAGAGCCTTAAAAGAAGCAGAATTTAAGAAGCAAACAGCGTTGATTAAAGCGCTAGAAGATTGGAAGCGAAAGAAGCAAATCTCCGATGAGGAGGCAAAGTTAAAAATAGACTTTGTAAAGAAATATGGCGCTAAAGAATGGGATGCTGTTTTGAAGATTAAATTAGATATTGAAAACTTGGAACGTGCTGCAAATGAAGCGTTTCAGCATGATTTAAGAGAAGTTCGCAAGGTGCAGTTTTATTGTTTTGCTTTAGCGGCTGTAATAGCCTGGTATTTAACATGGGGTATTAAATGAACGAAATAATGACTCATATACTTACTGGAAAAGATAATCAAACCCACTGCATAGCTCGTTGGGCTTGGATGCTTGGTTTCTTTTTAGTGGGTGGTTCAGCTATATATTTAATATATGCTGGCAAGGAAATTAGTCTGACAGAGTTAGCTGGTGCGCTTGGAATCATTTCAGGTTCAGGCGCTGCATCTGTTGCAGGAAAACAATTATCAGGATCGGAGCCTGACCCACAATGAGTTTTTTATTTAATCTATTAGGCGGTCTAGGTGGACAAGTCTACATTTATTTGGCTTTGGTTTTTGGTGGTTTTAGTGCTGGGTTTTATGTTGAGCATTTACGATATGCTGAATATAAAACTGAGGTTGTGGCAGCAGGAGAAAGACAGATTGCAGAAAACAAAGCCAAGGCAAAAGAACAGGAGATAATTAATGAAAATGTTTCAAAATCTTATCAAGATAACATCAATAACATCCATGCTTTTTATGGCAGGATGCTCGACACCAGTGGCGGTGCAATGCCCCCCAATGGCACAGCCACCATCACAATTAATGGTCAAACCCATAACTTATTATCTGTTGCCGAGCAATGCGCCCAAACAACCCAGCAACTAGAATCTTTACAAGATTGGATAAACCAACAAGTAGGCTTAAATGACAAATGAACAACTAACAGCATTAGGTATTGACGCTAAATGGCTAGAACCTTTAAATGCAACCTTTGATAAATACGAAATTAATACACCAAAGCGCCAGGCTGCCTTTATTGGACAATGCCAGCATGAGTCTAATAACTTTAAAACTCTAGAAGAGAATCTTCACTATTCCGCTGCTGCTTTAATGAGAGTTTGGCCCAGCCGTTTCCCTGATATGGATACTGCTGAAAAGTATGAAAACAATCCTGAAAAGATAGCTAATAAGGTTTATGGCGGTAGAGCAGATTTAGGCAATACCCAAGATGGGGATGGATGGAAATTTCATGGACGAGGAATTATTCAACTTACTGGTCGTAGCAACTACACTGTATGTGGTGATGCAATTAATCGTCCACTAACCGATACACCTGAATTACTACTACAGCCTGAAAATGCTGTTATGTCCGCTGGCTGGTTTTGGAATAAAAAGGGCCTAAATGCACTTGCCGATGCCGAAGATTACACAACAATGACAAAACGTATCAATGGTGGCACACTAGGTATAGATCACCGTATTTCCGCAATTCACAAAGCAATGGATATTTTAGGAGCATAAAATGAAAGCAGACAATTTTAAGATTACAGGCGCTGCAAGCGCTGGAAAAATTAAAGGCCACTATGTGGTAGAGCGAGAGCATGAAAAGGCCACAGAGCATGAATTAAAGCGTTTGGAAGCCAAACTAGATAAACACATGAGCCTCCCAATGGAAAAAGCGCATCCTGAAGGCAAAAGCCAAGCAGAAGCGCCTCTTCCAAATATGCGGAAATACTAAGTAATTCTGTTTACCTTAGCCTTTTTCATTGCTGCCTCATATTGCTTCTTGGCTTGATCGTCAAGTTTGCGTAGAGGCAGTTCTTGATAGTGCTTCCATTTTTCATGGTATTCAGGCAATTCTGAGGGTGGAATCCAGCCATATTTCAACCTCCACCTTTCAGTAATATCTGTTCCTGATGCGGTCCAAATAAAATCACTCATGCAAGCCCCTCCAGTTCGTCCATAATATTCATCGCATAGGCCCTGGCTGTAGCTTGATCTAAGGTTGTATAAATGTCAATGTGCTTAATTGCAGTCTTTATAGCCTCATTCCAAGCCATCTCCCATAACTTTTGGGCCGTTCCATCTTCAGGAGCATCAGGAAACCGCTCCTTAAATATTTCCTTTCTTAGCATAGCAACTCCTTAAAACGGAATATCTTCTTCAAGTTGGCTTAAATTCTGTGGCGCAGAATGTCCTTGAGGTTTATCTTCAGGCTCGTTTAAGTAAGCAAAAATTGAACCTTCTTTCATAGCAAACACAGGAATGGTTTCTATTTTTAACATTAGCCCATGCTTGGTTTCCATAACTACACCAATAGACTGGTATTTCTTTTTAGATTTACCTTCTTTATCGGTATATTCCGAAACCGCTGCTTTTACAAAGTATTTAACTGACATTTTTATTCCTCTTCCGTAGTTTCTAGTTGTGAATTACCCATAATTCCGATATCTTTTGCTCCAACATATGCTTTTAACTGGCCATTTAACCAGTTTGTAAGCTCTGCTTTATCAATAAGATGAGTGTTATATCCAGCAATATTGCATGAATAGATTAGTTTTATTTCCTTAAGCATTTTTGCTCTCCATTAAATTTACTTCCTCCTCAACTTCACTTAAAAAACTATTAATTTCAGCTTCCATAAAAAGAATAAACTCTGCATCCCTTGGAATACGCTTTATAAACAACTGGCTGCGTTCAGGCATTCTAGGATCAAACGATACAAAGTCGCACCATTTACGTCCTGTAACCGCCATTTGCGCTTGCATTTGTATTATGTATTTATTTGGTGGCTCGTCTGCCTTTATATAGGACCAATGTGTAGGAGAGTTAGGACATTTAATTTCAATAAGTCCATCGTCCCCAACCAGGCCATCAGGAGAACAACCAAACCACTTAATTTTAGGATGATCGACAAAAGGGATTTGATCGACAAAATTACCAGTTGCAACTTCATAAGCTACCCTCGCTTGCGGTTCAGTTAAAGTTCCCCATTCCATTGATGCGTTGGTGTAAGATGGCTCTAGGGCCTTTGTAACTCGTTGTAAGGCAAGCTCAATCAGGTAGTTAACTCGACTAACTGAAGGCCCTGTCTTTGTCTTTGAGAGTATGTCGGCAACCCTAGAGGCCGTTACTTTTCCAAGGCGCATTTGATGCCATTCATTTGTGCCTTGTTTTACGGTTAGGTCCACAAGCCCAGCAAATGGTATTGGTTCAACGGCTATGCGATCTTCTGTTGTAAATGTTGTCATTTCTCTTGTGCCTTTCTTAGTATTGCTCTAGCAAAATCAATCACCAACTTGTATTCAGAATAATGAAATGTATTTGCTGCCATTTTCAATATTTCCTCATCTGTTAGGTCTGCTGGATGGGTGTAGAGTGGTTCTGCACCTTCTACAGGTGCTTGATAAATACTCCAATACCCATCTGTATCTTTGCTTCTCCACGCTACTGGTTCA